TTCTCAAGAACTTGGGATATGTTGAATACATATATCTCTGACTATATTAGGGTTGAGCACGAAATTAATTTAATTAACAAAAAAACGTGGGGTGATATCTATAAACCCAGCGATACTACAATACCATTATTAAATATAGATCCGGTGGATTTACGTAACTCACCAGACTTTACATTACTGTATGGTGTTAAAGTTGATAAATGTTGGGTCAGAATACATTTTGAAGATAACAGACGTAAAGGTAGAAGTTGGGACATAGAACTTAAAAATAATATGTTTATTATGTTTCCATCTACTAATATGTACTATCTAACTAACAATCAAAAGGATAGTTTAAATTTTGTACAAACTATAACTTATGAATATATCTAATAAAGACTATATGTTAGTTAATCTTTCTTATATTAAGAAAAATTTAAAACACTTTAAAGAATATGCATATTTAGCGCATAAACGTTTTAAATTTAATTATGGTAATAAATCCTCTACAGATTTTTATAGATATTATAATTGTATGGGTTTACTAGTTGGATCTACACATTATCATAAAATGTTTCAAGATATATTTAAAATTATTAAAAAATATTCAAATACTAAAAAATCTTTATGGATGCAATGCTGGTTAAATATTCATTCAGAAAATGAATTATTAGACTGGCATAATCACTGTGATTCATTATTTCACGGGTACATTTCCATAGATCCTAAAAATACTGAAACTGTTTTTGAAAATTATACAATAAAAAATAAAATTGGAAATGTTTATATAGGACCATCTTACAGGCAACATAAAGTTGTTAATAAAAAACCTTATAATGATAAAAGAATTACTATAGCTTTTGATGTTATTAATGAAAAAACAATTAAAAAATCATATAAAAGAGATGGGAAGGTAGATTTTAATACAAGTTTTTTACCTATATATTAATGAATATATCTAATTATTATTGGTATTTTAGTGGTGTGCTCACACCAAAGTTTTGTGATGAAGTAATAGCTTATGCAAATTCACAAAAAGAAGTTATGGCTAGAACTGGTGGTTATGGAGATAGAAAATTAAAAAAAGAAGAAGTTAAAGATTTAAAAAGAAAAAGAAACTCTGATTTAGTTTGGTTAAATGATACTTGGATATACAAAGAATTACACCCATACGTTCACGAAGCAAATAGACAAGCTGGTTGGAACTTTGAATGGGATAGATCTGAATCGTGTCAGTTTACAAAATATAAACACAACCAATATTATGATTGGCACTGTGATAGTTGGGATAAACCTTATGAAAAAAAAGGACCCGACAATGGTAAGATTCGAAAACTATCTATGACTTGTCAATTAACAGATGGTTCAGAATACACAGGTGGTGAATTAGAATTTGATTTTAGAAACTACGATCCACATATGAGAGATGAAAGTCAACATTTAAGAAGAG